CGGCAATCACTGCTGTAAAACCGTCAGGAACAGTATCCCAACTCGTTAACTCTGCTTCAGGAATCCATGCACGTCACAGCGAATACTACATTCGTACAGTACGTGGAGCATACAACGACCCATTGACTGAGTTTATGAAAGACCAAGGAATCCCTTGGGAGCCTTGCGCCCACCAGCCCGACACGACAGTAGTGTTTAGCTTTCCTCAGAAGTCTCCAGCACAAGCAGTGTTGACTGAGAACACCACAGCGATTGAACAGCTAGACACTTGGTTAGCTTATCAACGTCATTGGTGTGAACACAAACCCTCAGTAACCATTAATGTTCTTGCAGATGAGTGGATTGCAGTAGGTGCGTATGTGTACGAAAACTTTGATGAAATGTCAGGGGTATCGTTCCTTCCGTACTCTGAACATATCTACCAGCAAGCCCCTTACCAACAGTGTGAACAGGAAAGATATGAAGAGTTCTTAGCTCTTATGCCTGACGCTATTGATTGGGCAAGGCTTGCTGATTATGAGCAAGAAGACACCACAGTAGGCTCTCAGACATTCGCGTGTTCTGGTGGTTCCTGTGAGATTGTCGATCTGGTTTAAAAAACTAAATAGGAGTTAGCACCATGCCAACAGCAACAAGTGATGTAACTGGTTTACCCATTCGTACAAAAGCTAAGACTGACTCCTATGACGCAGGGTGGGAGGCTTTATTTAATAAGTCTCCTGTCCCGCTTGGTGAGGACACACGGCCTAAAGACCGTATTAAACGCGGCCTCTCAAGTGCATGTAAAGAAGAAGATTGGGACTGTAGAAAATGATGTTTATGATTGCTTTTGAAGAAATAATGGAAGGTTTTAATTGCGACTTAAACACAGCAATTCAACTGTATCAAAGGGGTACTGTATGGGAAGACGTGTGAAATGAAAGGACAGGTACGAAGTTTAGCCCTAAAACTGCAAAGTGAAAAAGGAACCAAGCCAATGAAAATAGAAGTGGACGAAGAGTATTTTAATACTATTCAAAAAGACTCACACCTGCTTGAGTGCTTAATGTACTGCGGGGTCGATATGTGGGATGGGTTTGAAGAGGCTCTTATTATGTATGAGGAAGACATAGAAGAAATTGAAGGATACGAAAACTAACGCTAAATGCAGCGATCATCCATTAACGTACCGTTACAGTAAAGCCCCTTATGAGAAACAACATACTTGGCAATTCTTTGGGTATATCTCAAGGACTCATTGCAACTCTCGACAGGCTATTCCCTGACACTCTGCCCACCAGCAACATTGGCCTTGAAGAACTTCGGTATCTTCAGGGTCAGCGTAGTGTCATTAAGAAGCTTGCAGAGCTATCCGAAGACGATTTTAACCAAGAGGAATAAACCAATATGTGTTTATTTAATAGTTCACCTAAACCTGCACCTACAGCACCTGCACCTGCTAAAGCCCCAGCACGTTTGGACTTATCAGATATGGAGCAGACACCTTCTAGTGCAAGGAAACGTATGTCAAAAGGCAAACGAGGTGTACGTAATTTACGTAAGAAAAGCACTACAGGACTTAATGTTGGTGGGACAGCCTCACCTAACTTAAATATTCCTAGCAACGGAGGTGGTCGCTAATGTGTGGAGCAGCTAACGGTAATAAAAGCGGTGGCGGCGGTGGCGGTGGTGGTGGAAAAAAGAAAGCAAAAAACCCTTTAGACATAATCCACAAGTGGGTCACACCTACCAAAGACTCCATAGCTAAAAATAAAGTAGCAGGTGCTAAACACACAGCAAGCCAAAGAGCTAAAGGTATCGGTGTAGCCCGTTCTAACTTCACTGACTCACAAGGTAAGCAGATTAAAGGTGTTGTGAACTCTAAGACAAACCCTGCGTTAGTTAAACTAGCGCGTGAAGGTAAGACGGGTGCGGCAGGTCTTAAAGAACTCTCGCGTCAGCAAGCAGCTACCTTAGACAAAGATACAAGTTTTAAAGGTATTTGGAAGTCACTCTCTACAGGTGAGAAGCACAAGCCTGTTGAAAGCTTACTTCAGTTCGGTACTAGAGGACGTGGTGGCCCACAACCTAATGCTTACGGTGGTAAATACCAAGGCCGTAAACCTGCCTTAACTGTTGATAACTCAGCAGGTGGTAAATCAGGTGGTAAATCAGGTGGTGCAAGCCAAGAGACTGCTTCGTCAGGTGGTGGCCCAGCTAGTGCTTCAGTTCAACCCAGTAACCTTAAAAATATGCTTGCTGTTAAAAATAACAAAAAGCGTTTAGGTAAACGAAAGCTCACTAACAAAGGTGTTGGTGTTGGCGGCAGTGGTTATAGCGGTTTAAATATTATTACATAACACAAGAGAATGAATAGCCTATGCTACCAACTACAGGAGCAGCCGCTAAACGATACACACAACTCGAAAGTGACCGAACACCCTTTCTACACAGGGCAAGGGAAGCAGCCGTATTAACAATACCTACGCTAATGCCCCCTGAAGGTCACTCTGGTTCTTCTTACTATTCTACGCCTTTCCAATCCATTGGTGCGCGTGGAGTTAATAACCTAAGTTCTAAGTTATTGATGACCCTACTTCCACCTAACGCCCCTTTCTTCCGCTTGACTATTGATGACTTTGATCTTCAGAGTCTAGCTGGTGGTGAAGGTGCGCGAGGTAAAGTAGAAGAAGCACTAGCACGTATTGAACGCGCTGCTATGCAAGAAGTAGAAGCAACGGCAGTCCGTGTGCCAGTTTTCGAGGCACTTAAACAACTCATAGTTTCGGGTAATGTGTTAGTCCACATGCCTAAAGATGGTGGTGTTCGTGTATTTCGTTTAGACCGTTACGTTTGTCAACGTGACGCAATGGGTAATGTCCTAGAGATTATTACCAAAGAAACCGTAAGTCCTATGGTGCTTCCTAAAGAAGTCCAAGAGCTATTAACTAAACCAGATAATAAAGAGGCACAGCTTAAGTCTGTTGATCTATATACAAATGTCAAACGTGTTGGGAAGAAATGGGAAGTACACCAAGAAGTTGAAGGTCAGATTGTCCCAAGTTCTCAGGGTTCTTTCCCACTGGATAAATCACCCTTTATGTCCCTTCGTATGGTACGTATTGATGGCGAGTCTTATGGTCGCGGCTATGTCGAAGAGTTTATAGGTGACTTAAGTTCACTAGAGACTCTAACAAAAGCTATTGTTGAAGGTTCAGCAGCCGCAGCTAAGGTGCTATTTCTGGTACGACCTAATGGTACTACTAAGGCCAAAGTCATTGCTCAAACACCTAACGGTGGCATAGCTGCTGGTGATGCTAACGATGTTTCTGTACTACAGCTTCAGAAGTTTAATGACTTCCGTGTAGCACAAGACACAGCCCGTGAGATTACTGAAAGACTTGCCTTTAGCTTCCTTATGAACAGCTCAGTTCAGCGTAAAGCAGAACGAGTGACAGCAGAAGAAGTGCGCTACATGGCTCAAGAACTTGAGTCAGCATTAGGCGGTGTGTACTCCATACTCTCCCAAGAGTTCCAGTACCCCTTAGTGACCTTACTACTCTCCCGTATGGAGAAGAGTGGCAAGATGCCTAAGTTCCCTAGCAACACCCTTAAGCCTCAGATCGTTACTGGTATGGAAGCTTTAGGTCGTGGTCAAGACCTCAATAAACTTGCACAGTTACTTCAGTTCTTACAGCCTTTAGGCAACGAAGTTATAGCGCGTGAGTTAAATGTTGATGACTACATTGACCGACTTGGAGCTTCTTTAGGTATTGATACTAACGGTTTAGTTAAATCACCTGAACAGAAGCAAGCAGAACAACAGCAAGCTCAACAACAGCAGATGCAACAAATGATGTCCTCAATGGCTGAGAAAGCCGCAGGGCCGATTGCACAAGGCGTGATGAAACAAGGACAAGGTGAACAGTAAAATGCCCATACCAAAGAACAGTAGAGACCCCAGTGGGAGACAACGCCTTTTTGAAGCCCAACAAAATGGCAGTAAACAAACCACTAAATCTATAAAGAAGCAGCAAAAAGCACTCTTAAAAGAACTTAAGGAAGCCGCAGCCAAGCGCAAGACACCTATGTTTAACGCTAAGGGTGAGTTGACAGCTAACGCAGAAGAGAAGAAGAAGCCAGCAGTTAAGAAAAAGGCCACAGCTAAGAAGAAGCCAGCAGCTAAGAAGACTGAAGCTAAGAAGACTGAAGCTAAGAAGACTGAAGCTAAGAAGCCAGCAGCTAAGAAGACTGAAGCTAAGAAGCCAGCAGCTAAGAAGACTGAAGCTAAGAAGCCAGCAGCTAAGAAGACTGAAGCTAAGAAGAAGGTAGTCAAGAAGAAGGTAGTCAAGAAGAAGGTAGTCAAGAAGAAGGTAGTCAAGAAGAAGGCCGTTAAGAAACCTTCTAAGCTACTGCAATCTTTGAAAGCTGCGCGTGGCAAGCCACCGACTCCTAAGACTACACAATCTAAAATGAGGCAATCTTTGAAAGATGCGCGTGGCAAGCCACCGACTCCTAAGGGTACTACTATTGGCCCTGCTGGTGAACGTATCGGTGGTAACACCAGTGTTAAGAAAGGCGGTAGGCTTGCCTCAGTCGGTAAGAACCTCCTTAGATTTGGTGGCCCACTAGCCGCACTTTCAGTAGGTGCTTCAGTATATAACGCTGTGCATCCTGATAAGGTGAAAAAGCGTACTGGTGAATCTAAAGCTGGCTTTGGTACTAAGAAAGAAAAGAAAAAGCCTATAACAAGCGCAGCTACGGCTACAACTGTGGCTAATGCCTCGCAAACTTCCTCAGAATCGACACAGGGCGCGAGTTCTAGCAGTCAAAGTAGCTCTTTTGGTGCTGCATTTAAGGAAGCTAAAGCTGCTGGACAAAGAGTGTTTACTTGGCCCAAGGGCAAAAGTGGTAAGTCTTACTCAACAGTAACTAAAGATGAAGTTAAGAAATCAGGTAGTAAGAACCTACGTGAACACTTAAACAAGCAAAACAAGAAAAAGTCTAAATAAACTATCTGTTTGGAGACAGTTATAAATGGTAGATACAGTGAACACATACGAAGAAGAGTCCGAGGACGGGCAGCATACATTAGATATGTTAGAAAAGGCTGAAGGTCTTGATAACCCTGATGTGTCTGACCGTCCTGAGTGGCTACCTGAGAAGTTCAACACTGTTGAGGATATGGCTTCGGCCTACGAATCCCTTGAACAGAAGTTAGGTTCTCAAGATGATGATGATGAAGAGTACGAAGAAGAGTCCGAAGAAGAAGATGACGACCTAGAAGCTATCGTTGAAGAACTTGAAGAGATTGGTATTGATTTTGATTCCTTATCTCAAGAGTTCATGGAGCTTGGTGGTCTGTCGGAGGACTCTTACGACTCTTTAATAGAAGCTGGGATTCCACGCGGCATAGTTGACCAATTCATAGATGGTCAAATGGCGGTGGCAGAACAGATGCAAGAAGAAGCCTTTGGGCAGGTTGGAGGACAAGAAGCATACGAAGATATGGTTACTTGGGCTTCTGATAATATGCCCGAAGCCTCCATTGATGCGTTTAATAACGCTGTGAACAGTGGAAACATAGAGACAGCAAATCTTGCGATTCAAGGTCTACAAGCTCAGTACCGTTCTGTTAACGGAAGTGAACCTTCACTTATCATGGGCGAGACTAAATCCGTTACAGGTGGGGTCTTTGATTCTGCCGCCCAACTGACCGCAGCAATGCGTGACCCAAGGTACAGTTCAGACTCTGCATATCGACAGTCCGTAGCTAATAAATTACAACGTAGCAACGTCCTGTAGATTCTCTGTCTCCGCAATCTTAAAGCCCCTTCGGGGGTTTTTTTCGTTTAACGAAGCAACAACTTTATTCTAAGTATCTATCGACCCTCTGCGGAGGACAATCTTTAAGGGAAAGGAAGTAAGAGTAGCTGAGAATAAACAACATAACTCAACAACTTAATACTTTACTTTAAATAGGTACATATAACATGGCATTTCCAACAGACCAAACAACATCACGATTAGGTCAAATGAACGCGACAGGTGATGATCGTTCCCTCTTTCTCAAACTTTATGCTGGTGAAGTCCTTACCGCATACGAGGAAAAGAACGTCTTCATGCCTCTACACCGCACACGTACTATTTCCAATGGTAAGTCTGCATCATTCCCCTTAACTGGCACAGGTTCTGCAAAGTACCACACTCCTGGCTCTTTAATTCAAGCAGACGCAATCAAGCATGGTGAGCGTATTGTTACTGTTGATGATTTGTTAATCAGCACACAATTCATTGCCAAGATTGACGAAGCTATGAACCACTATGACGTGCGTAGCATCTACTCTAAAGAATCTGGCAACGCACTAGCTAATGTCTCTGACCGCAACATTGCGCGAGTTATTGCAAAGGCCGCTACAATC